GCCGAGATTTCGATCTCACTCCTTTGAAGGCGATTATAGCCAGAACCAAGGCGCAAGGATGGAAGAGGAGTCGTCCCAAGAAAGACGAGTTTCTTCACCGGCTGGGCCACCTCCGGCGATTACAGCGACAGGCTCACCTAAGCAATGTTGATCACAAACTATGGGGTGAATGCGTAGAGCGTGTAAAGAATCGCCTGAGAATCCTAGGAAAGACTACCCCGATTAGTATTAGCCGGGCTATCTCTTCCCTGGGGGATCTGACGACTTCACCTGGACTTTGGTTCAGTGAAATGTCAGAAGGTACGTACAGCAAGATGTATCCAAGTAAGGCTGACGTACCAATCTCGGACGTTTTCTACCTGTTGCGCCTCGCAAAGATGGGAGCACCATTAGTACCCTCATCAGTTAGCTTTCGTAGCCACATCGCTAAGAAACATAAGGTTCGTCAGATCTACGTCGTTCCTGCCGCCCATGTAGTCTTGGAGTCGTGTTTTGCAGCTCCTCTTATGGCTTTGATCAAGCAGCGCGGTATTAACCAAACTTTTGGCACTGCATTCAGTTACTTCAAGGGCGATCATCGTCAGTATCTTTCTGAGATTGGCGGTCGTCGTGTGCTCTCCTTGGATGTGAGTGACTTCGATATGAGTTGGCTTCGCTGGCAGATGCATTCGGCCTTCGATGTCCTCCGGAGTCTAATTGATATGCCATCGGGACATAGCCAAGTTTGGGATCGACTTGTAGAGTACTTTACAGACACACCCGTTTTGAATAACAGGGTCGTCTATAGTATAGGGGGAATCCTCTCGGGCAGCGCCTTTACACATCTTATAGGGTGCACGCTCAATGCCATCCTCTTGGAATACCTTAACCAAGAGCCTCTCGACTGGTACAGGGTTTACGGCGATGATTCGATTATCGTCACAGACAAGCCCATTAGGTGGTTTATCGACCGGGCCTGGGACATGGGTTTTACTATAAGCCCAACTAAATCCCGCGTCGGTATCGATTGGTTAGGCTACCGCCTTGATTCAGGAGTACCACGTGTCATAGATGTAGACAAACGCTTTGCATCGCTGTTAAATCCAGAGTCTCCCGATACGACGGATTCAGCGTTTGCAGGACGAATTATCGGCCACTTGATCGCCAGCTTGGGAGATGCACGGATAGCTAATGTCCTCATCAAACTGCTGGAAGCAAATCCTGTGGCTGTGCACCCTGGGTTGGTGCCGCGCGACGTGCACAAGTTCATGCTTAGCATGGGTGTTCCAGACCATGTAGCATCTTGGCGTGAAACGTTCAACCGGCTGATGCTCTGGGTGGTGTGAGC